ATCTTGAGTCTATGAACATTGACGAGCTTCGTGCTGCCCTCGCTGCGAAAGATGCGATGGTGCTTGAGCTCGAGCAGAAGATTAAAGATATGACCTCAGAGAATGAGGCAAAGATCGAGGTCGAGGTTGACGCTGAGAAGCCAGAGGACGAGGTCAAGAAAGAGGCCGAGCCTGAGAAGATGGGCGACAGCTACGACGACAAAGAAAAGAAGATGACCGAGGCAGCACAGCTCAGTGAGAAAGCAGAGCCAAACATGCTTGCAGAGGTCATGCAGCTCCGCGCGCAGAATCAGAAGCTCTCAGAGCGCCTCGAGGTGATCGAGGCTGAGAAGCGCGACGTCGAGCGTCGTGAGGCTGTCGCATCTCTCTTACGCGAGGGCAAGGTCAGCCCAAGCGAGGAGACAGCAGCCGCTCGCGCTTGGGACGTTCGCGAGAACATGCCTGAGTTCTGGCAGATGTTCAGCGAGCGCCCTGCCTCATCAGCAGTGCCTTTGACCGAGATCGGTCATGGTGCCTCTGGCGCTGAGCTCAACAAGGCGACGCTCGCTGAGCAGGTCAAGCTACTCGCAGAAGAGAAAGGGCTTAACTTCAGCGAGGCTCTAAATCTATTCCGTACCAATAACCCAGACGCATACAACAGCGTCTTTAACTAAGGAGCGTGATCATGAATCAGATCATCAAGACCTTTGTTTGTGCATCTGCTGTGACTGAGTTCGCGCTCGTCGCCATCGACTCAGCAGGTAAGATCGCAGTCGCAACCGACCCAACTGCAAACACCATCATCGGAGTCGCTCAGCGCGCAGGCGATGCAGGTGACGTCGTTGAGGTCGTTATCTCAGGCGAGTCTCGCGTGATCGCAGGTGGCTCTCTCACCCTCACCTCGGCAACTGTTCTCGCAGTGACTACCGGGGGCAAGGTGCAGGCAGCTGCAAGCACTCACTATCCTGTCGGCTTCAGCCTCCCCAACGTCAACCAGACAAGCGCCAGCGCTAACGAGCAGTTCTTTATCCTGTTCAATCGCGGCCTCGCACCACTCGCTTAATTCGGAGGTGATCCAAAATGGCAAGCTCATATCGTAATATTCACCCAGTCGACGAGATCCTAAGCAACCTAGTCGCTGAGGCAGTCCCAAGCGACGCAAGCCTCATCGCTGACAAGGTCTGCGAGAACATCAAGGTTCCTCAGCGCTCCGGCACGCTCCTGCTCGAGACCTCTCGTAACTTTATGGGCGCAGGCGCAGGTCTTGACCTACAGCGCGCACCCGGTGCATCTCGCTCTCGTATCGGTGGCTTTGATCGCACGAGCACGACCTACATGTGCGAGATCTACTCTGCTGAGGACTCGATCGCGATGGAAGATATCATCGACTCTCAGTACCCTGGGAGCGAGGAGGCTCGCATCGTTAAGAAAGTCGCGCGCGTTATGAAGCTCGCTAAGGAGCAACGCGCAGCTAACACTCTCTTCAACGTGAGCAACTTCAACAGCAACGACTCGACCTCTGAGTTTGGCGGTACGTTTGACGCTGCCGGTGCAGAGCCACTCTCGTACTTGCATCAGCTTAAGGATACCGTGTTTGCAAACGCACACGGCATCAACCCTGACTCTCTCGTGATGGGTCGCGATCTCTTTAGGGCGCTCGCTCGCTCTCCTGAGCTCCGAGGCTACTTCCAAGCCGGCACCACTCCAAACGGTGTCGCCTCTGGTAACCTCATCTTGAGCGACGAGGCAGTCATTAACACCCTGCGCGACATCCTCGGGATTCCTAACATCCTCGTCGGTGGTGCTCGTGTTGACAGCGCTGTGCCTGGTGCCGCTTCAAGCGAGGGCTATGTGTGGACACGCGACAGCCTCTTCATGGGTATCCTCCACGGCTCCGACGCTGTGCAGTCTCGCTCTGGTGTTCGTATGATGCCGATCGCAGCTGCTAACATGGAGTTTGAGGGCATGAAGGCCGGGCAGTACGACGCACTCGATCTCACACGTCGTAACGTCTGGGCTGACGAGTCTCACCTCTTCAAGGTGATCGACAGCGACCTCGGCTTCGTCCTCACTGACTGCCTCGCATAAGGTGATCAGTGCTCTGCTCATGTGGTCGCCCTCACATCACGACGTTCGCTGAGAAAGATGCCGATCAACTAGCGATCGACGATCTCTCAGCGCAGCTTCGTGACACCAAGGGCCCACAGAGGCAGATACTTATTGCTAAGATCGCAGCTCTAAAGATTGCGGTCAAAGCAGACAAAGACTTTCGACGATCACTTAAGCGATCGCATCGAGAGTTAAGTGCTAATCTATCGAGCGCACTCGAGCTGACATCAGCCGAGCAGCTGCTCATGCTGAGCCGAGACGAGCTGAGCGAGTTTATACTCGCAAGCGGTCTGGGCTTGGCAGTCGATGATTTTATAGGAGCATCAGACGCAATCGCGACAGCTGCGCTTGATACGCTCCAAACCATTATTGGCGCAGTCGATCCGGCAGACCTACCGAGCATTGATGCGCTCAAGCTCGCGACTGCCGATCAGGTGTTTCAGGATGTTATCTTGCCGAGCACCTTGCAGGCGACGCGCACTGCGCTCGAGGGCATTACCGTTGGCGTGCCCAAGGCGAGCGCAATCAAGGCGATGGATCAACGGCTTGAGTCGGTGGTCGGTACGCAGATGACGCAAATAAATACCGAGCTCTCTCAGTTCGGTCGTGCTGTTACTGCCTCAGCATCTCAAGCCTTTGATCTTGACCTGTATCTTTACACCGGCCCTCGCGATGGCGTGACACGCTCGTTTTGCCGACCCTTAATAAATAAGGTCGTGAGCGAGACGCAGATGGCGCGTCTCGATAATGGGCAAGGTTTACCGGTCAAGACTTCGTGCGGTGGGTATAATTGCCGGCACAGTTGGTCGCCAGTGACTGAGAGCTTTGTTGAGGCTGCCGGCCTCAAAAGGGCGACCAACGCAGACATAACAAAAGCGAATGAAGGGGCACAGTCATGATCAAGAGCATTACAGGACAAGCGCTTACGTTTGAATGGGTCGCGCCTGGGCCTCTCGACTCAGCGCCATCGCTCACAGTCGGCAGTTCCTCGCCTGTCGTTATGACACCAAGCCGAGCAGATGCGACGGTTTCTGCCATCGCTAACGATCGACGCACCCTCACAGTTAATGCGCAAGCGACTGCGTTACAGGCTGATCAGGTCAAAGCCTACCTCGTGACCGAGGGTGATTGCATTTACTCTGTAACCGTCGTTCGTATGGTGGGCACGACTGCGATCTTGGCTGAGCCCTTGCCACGCGAGATCGATCTGAGCGAGAGTGCTCTGCTCGTGTTCGGCCTCTATTATGCGACGGTCTCGAGCACGATCACCAACACGACCGGGTACTATCCTTGGCAGGTGAGCTATACGCTCGACCTCGGTCAACAGCTCGACACCAAGCTTGCAAAGGGTCTGCTCAAGATCACGCCTCGACCCTTTGACACTGGTCTATCGCATGATGACCTCGTCGGGCAGTTCCCTCAACTAGCTGACATGATCCCTCGCAGACAGAGCTCGTTTGATGCTCAGATCGATGCAGCTCTACAAGAGATCATCCTCGTGATCCGTGATCACCTCAAAGACGAGGTCGACGTGACAGAGGATGAGATCTTTAACGCGACAAGCTTTGCCAACGCGCACGCTTACTGCACGGCAGCTCGCATTTATGAGTCGATGAATCAGCTTGATACAGCAAACGCTATGCGCGAGCGCTGTCAACAGCTCCTCGAGATCAGCCTGCGCTCACTCGCCCTCGATCGCGATGGTGATAACATCGTCGATGAGAATGAGCTCGACATCGCAAAGCAGGGTGGATCATGGCGCGACATGCGCGCAAGCTGGCGCTCTTACAGCAAGACAGAATACGATCAAACCTTTACACCGACTCGAGGCATGAGGCACTAGGATGCACGCTAAGGTTAATCTGAATCTGCCCTCATCTCTGTGGACTGCTCGCGACTCAGCTCGCCTCGGTCTCAATACAGTCGCAGCCGTTAAGCTACGCACGAGCAAGGGTATTGACGCAGATGGGCAACCTTTCAAGCCATACTCGACAAGCCCAATTTATATACCTCGATCAAGCGCAGTCTTGAGCCCTAAAGGTGGGCGAGTATCGCGCACAGGTCAGAGCGTTTATTATCAAGGTGGCTATAGAGAATACAAGGCCCAGAGTCGACGCTATGGCGCAGGCT